CAATGCATAGTACTAGGTTTAACCCTTTTAAGTATCTCTTGCATCATATCACCAACCTCTGTAGTCTCATCGCTTTCATCTTCTTCAGGCTTATTAGCCTGTTCTAATACTTCATTATAATTCCTTACCATGAATTCATTTGGTTCTGCACATGCTACAATTGAATTCTTGTACACTCTTATTGGAAGAGCATAATCAAAAGTAGGGTCCCACCTCATAACAGACATATTGATAGCAGACATGTCTTGACGAACCATAATAAGAATCTTCAAAGGTCTATTCACATCAATATAAGAAACAGTCTCCTTGGTGATATTACCAATGATTGTTTCTCCGTTTGACAGTTTCAACACTTTGCAAATTGTTGTATTGGGTGAAACACCCTTTTCTTCTTGCATGGTCAGCCTTTTAGGTTGATTGAATAAATTTTATATTCAAACTTTTCTTCATTATATATTTTCATTCTTTCTACAAAATGATCAAGGGTGAAGTTCTTTTTACTTTTGTAAGTTAAATCGTCCGCTATATCAAATAGCGTTGCAGTCTCTTTGTTTTCACCAAGTCTGAGTACACGCCCTATCGATTGTAGTGTGCGAATCTTGCTTTTGCTAGGGGACGCAAAAACAATGTTGTGTAAGTTTCTTATATTTATACCTGTTGAGAACGTCCCATATGACGCAATGATGATAGCGTCAGATTCTTTCTCAGTAATTTCTCGTACAAGTTCACGTTCATCTGCTTCTACACTACCATGAACATAGAAGACTTTTCTATCCTTAGCCTTGTTGAGAATCATAGGGTGAAGTACATCACCATGCTTGTGTACAAACTGAAACAATACTAGTGTATTCCCTTTGAGGGAAATAGTCAAGTTTGTAATAAATTTGTTCCGTATTTCTGATGATACCAAGTAGTCAATCTCTTCTTGGTACTTTGCTTTCTTAATTGCTTCACATGAAACTTCATCATGCTTGAGTACCAATGCTTTGATTTTAAAATCTGCAAGTCTTTTGGTATCAATCAGTTCTTTGGTTGTGGTTACATTCTTCACTCTACCAAATAAACCTTCAAGCACCAATCGATGAGTTTGTGTTCCATCAAGCGTACCAGTCAAGCCAAAGCGATAGCCACACTCTGTTAGATTTGTCATGATCTTTGTGAGTGATTGTGCTTTGAATAAGTGCGCTTCGTCACCAATGACTAAATCAAATTGTGCAAACCATTCTTTTGGCATCTTGTAGATTGACTGCCACGTTGATACAATGATTGGTTTGTTTGATTCTTTATCTGCGCCAGCAGTAATCTTGTGCATGTATGTTTCGCTATCAAGTCCATAGTCTTTAAAGTCTTTGAACATTTGCGATACAAGAGAAATGGTAGGCACAATGATAAGTGTCTTACCTTTGAGGTATCTTGTAATAAGATAGATGATAAGAGATTTACCTGACGCAGTTGGTGAAACTAGAAGCCCTCTTCTATTTCTTATGGCGTAGATAAATGCTTTCTTTTGATAGTCTCTTACTTCATGCGGCAGTTTGAGTTTAGCAATAAACTCATCTGCTTCATTCTCTGAAAATTCATCTGCAAGATCAACTGATGCATCATATTCTATAAGGTACTCGCGTTCATGACAAAACTTTTCTATGTACGGCATTAAGCCATAATAGATGGTATGGTTTTGTGTATTGAATAGGCGAATCTTTCCGTCCCAGATTTTATTCCTGAATGCAGGCATAAATTTATAACCGGGAACGTAAAAGGTGAAGTACTCGCTAAGTTCCATTGCTTCTCCACGTTCGCAATGTATCTTAGCATATACTTCATTTACCTTAGATATAGTGATAGAGTTATGCGACACCTTGAGTAAACTTTCTCCATTCAATTGCATTCTTAATTTGAAAGTTTCTTTGATTGAGATTCTTGATCACCTCTTCAAGGAAATCTAGTTTTTCCTTTTGCATGACGATTCTCATATTCTTCTCAATAATTTCCTTGTCAGAATCAATATACATGTCAATTTCATTTTTCATTAGACGTTTCATAAAAGGTTCCCAACCAAGTTGTTCTAACTCTTCTTCAGATATACGTCCGTTATAATATTCATATTTCTTCAAAAACAATTCTTTAGACTGAAACTCTAAACCTTTGAGTTTGCGTCTTTCTTCAAAATAAATTTTGAGGTACTTACTATGTAGTTCTGGTATTTTAAGTGAAGCAATGGCTAACTCAGTAGAATCTACTGGCGCATCTTTCTTCCATTCTTCCATCAATTGATCTAACGTCATCACACTCCTCCATATGGATCCAATTACATATCATAATAACACAAACTGCTATGAATGTCAAATAGATTCTACGGAATAATAACTATAAAGAAATGAAGTGGTGGAAGTAAGAAATTCTTGCCCTTCACTACTAGACAATGTAACTCCACCAAGCGTGGTAGGAAACATGTCTTTAAAGATAAACTTTACGCGAGGGTTGTTTGAATTTGATTTAACTAACAATGATGCATCAGAGGTAACGCTGTTACGTCTACCTGGCGTTTGCGTGAGAGTACCTATTTTATTTCTTGATTCTGGATTACCTAGATTAAACATCCATTCATATATTTCACGCCATGATTGCATGTCTTCATCCATAATATAGGTAAGTTGCAGTTCACTATACTGTAGAGTGTCGCCAGGAATAGGTAAATTTACAAATGGTGTTGAAACCTGTGTGCCATTAAGTGTCACATCTGGTATTGTAATAGACTGTATAAAAAATGTAACGTGAGGCAGTCTTTGAATAACAAATTCATACTTGTTATTCGAAAGAAAACTTTTATTGGTAGGTGTTTGATTATACGTTGCCATATTTGTGCCTTATTGTCATCATGTATTTATAAGACAAAAAAAAGAGGGACTCGAAAGTCCCTCTTAAATCCGATCTGCGCCGGCTTAATGATTACATCAAGTTTGTAATTGCAAATCTACGATAGTAGATGTTCTTGTTGCTGAAACCAATTACACCGTCACCAGCAGATGTTGCGAATGGGTTTGCGACCATGCCGTAGCGTGTCTTGAACCCGATGCGTGGCTGGAATGAATCCTGACCAACTGCACGAACCATCTGTAGAGGAACGTATGGGCAGTAGAACAAGCCAGCATCAAATGCTGAAGTGCCCTTGTAACCGATAGTTGCGTAGTGAACACCTGAAGAAGCGGCGAAGTATGGGTCAATGTAAACCTTGATACGACCGTTTAGAACACCTGCAAATGTATTGCCTGTGTCATCAACTTGTAGGTTGTTTGCAAGTGCTGGTGTGTAATCTAGAACGCCAGCCATTTGAAGTGCTGATGCAACGTCTGAAGAACAGATCATTACATTGCCCTTACCACGGCGAGTTGCCTTAGCAATTGCGTTAGACTCACGCTCCAATTGGAACATCAAGCCCTTGAATTTTTCAACTGACCAACGACCGTTAGCGTCAACGTCAAGGTCGAAAGTACCAGCAGTTGCTACGTTTTCTTGTGCGCCTACTGTTGCAGAGATGTTAACTTGACGAACTACTTCGCGGTTAATTTCTGCAAGAATTTCTGTTGAAAGAATGTTAGCAAGTTCTTGCTCTGCATCAAGACCATGAACTGCTTTCAAGTCTTGTGCAAGTTCCATTGTGTATTCTGCTTTCAA